AAGAATTTAATCAAGATACAGTATTTAATAATCCTGATCTGCCTAGTGGTGCATTATCTTCCAAGCAATTTAATACAATTGTTGAGTTATTAGGAGAAGGAGAAATTGAAGGTTCAGCAACAGCATCAAAAGCCAGTATTACAGACAAGACTTCAACTGCTTATTTAAATGCATTTAAAAAAGATATATTTTTAAATGGGACACAAGTTTTACAGGAAGCTGCAAGTAATACTGCACCCGAAGATAGTGACTTTAACTTTAAAGATGTAGGTTTTGATTTCAGACTTGGCACATCTAGTCAAACATTTATTGATGGCATATCAAACATTGAAACAGAAACTGTAATTGGTACAACTGTCACAACTTCAACCCCTGTCACTCACACAGTAAGTTCAAGTGATATTAATGCAGTTCGAGTAACTTTAAGATTTCCCTCTATGCAAAAGTTTGAAGATGATGGCGATATAAATGGTGTAGAGGTAAATTTATTAATTAAAACTATTGAAAATGATGGAACAACTACAACTGTAATTAACGATACTGTAAAAGGCAGATCAACAAACGCATATTTCAGAGATTACATTGTAAAACTTAAATCGACAACTTCTTTTCCTGTTGCAATAAGAGTTGAAAGAGTAACAGCAGACAGTTCAGATGCAACTTTAGTTAATGCCTTTCAATTTCAACAGGCTACAAATATTATTTTTGAACAGAACGCATATGCAAATACGGCTCATGTTGCATTAAGGTTCAATGCTGAACAGTTTCCAAGAGTCCCTAAGAGGGTGTTCCGCATCAGGGGACGCAAAATAAAAATACCTCATAACGGAACTGTAGACTTGCAAACTGGTGCGATTTCTTATGCTGGTACTTTTAACGGAACTTTCAAAACAGATAAAGAGTGGACAACAGATCCAGCATGGATTTTATACGATTTGCTTACAGATACAAGGGCGGGATGTGGTATTGCAGAATCTAATCTTGATAAGTTTAGTTTCAAGACAGTAAGTGAATACTGTGGCACATCTGTTGACGCTGGTAATGGTGATGGGTCAACAGAACCAAGATTTAGTTGCAATGTAAATATCACACAACAACAGGAAGCTTATGGTCTAATAAATGCTCTTTGTTCTGTAATGCGTGTTATGCCATTTTATTCTGCGGGTGGAATTTCAATATCACAAGATGCGCCAAAAGATCCAAGTTATATCTTTACAAATGCAAATGTTACTGAAGAAGGGTTTTTGTATGCTGGTTCAAGTTTAAAAACAAGACACACAGTAATAAATGTCAGTTATTTTGATATGACAACCCAAGAAGTTGATGTTGAAACTGTTGAAGCTGATTCTGCAACTCAAACTAAATATGGTGTTGTTGTTAAAAATATTAAAGCTTTTGCCACAACTAGCCGAAATCAGGCAAGAAGATTAGGAAGATGGTTTTTATATAATGAGCAAAATTCTGGTGAAACTTGTTCTTTTACAACAACTGCGGCTGCTGGTGCGCTTGTGCGTTGTGGTGATGTAATAGAAATATCTGATAGATTAAAAGCTGGTGTAAGGCGAGGTGGACTTCTTAAAAGCGTTACAAGTACAACTGTTGTTGTATTAGATGATTCAACAAATACAGATATACCAGCGATTACAGATAATCCAACAATTTCTATTATTTTACCAGATGGCTCTTTAGAAGAAAAAACAATAAGTAGTATTTCTGGAGCGACAATTACTGTATCATCTGCCTTTAGTGCCGCACCAAATCAACACGCACCATATATTCTTGAAACCTCAAATTTACAAAGTTCAACTTGGAGAGTTGTAAGCGTTAAAGAAAATGAAGATAAAACTTTTGCAATTACAGCTTTATCACATGATTCTGGTAAATATGCTTTTGTTGAAGATGGTTCTGCATTGCCAACAAGAACTATAAATACTCTTACAACAGTTTTGAATCCACCAGAAGGATTAAGAGTGGATGAAAAAATTGTAACTATTAACAATAAGGCAGTATCAAAATTAATTCTTGATTGGCAGACGCAGTCGGGTGCTAGTAAATATGAAGTTCAATATAGATTTGCTAATGGTGATTTCAAAAAAATAGAAACATTATCAAGTGATGCTGAGATATTAAATTCAGATGCTGGTGAATATGAAATAAGGGTTTTTAGTTTCAATGCAATAAATCAGCCATCAAGACAGCCTGCAACATTGACATTCAACGCTGTTGGTAAGACAGCACCACCACCAGACATAACAAATCTTACATATGAGCCTATATCTGATAAAGAAATAAGACTCAGATGGGACGCTGTAGACGCTGCGGACGTTAGAGCGGGCGGACGTATTCATGTGCGCCATTCTCCAAAAACAGACGGCAGCGGCACTTTTCAAGATGCAACAGATTTGGTGTTCGCTTTGAGTGGGGCATCAACAGAAAAAGTGGTTCCGCTTTTGGAAGGTGAGTATATTCTAAAAACACAAGACGATGGCGATAGATTTAGTACAGGAGAGACATCACTTGTAATCGATTTACCAGAAGCACAACCTAAATTATTAGTTCAGGCTAGAAGAGAAGATCAGGACAGCCCTAAGTTTCAAGGATCAAAAACAAATGTTGGATTTGATTCTGGTACAAATTCAATTAGTTTAGCTGGTACCGGTAATTTTGATGACAGCACAGATATAGATTCTGAAACTTCGATTGATGATATTGGTGGTGTGTCAGCAACAGGCACATATTTATTTAATGAAACTTTGGATTTAGGTGCTGTATTTAGTCTTGATCTTAGAAAACTAATCCAAACTGATTCTGTTTATTCTTCAGATTTGATTGATTCAGTAACAGATATTGATGCAAGACAGGATTTTGACGGCACAGCTTCAGTTGATACTAATGCTGAAGTTTTTGTTCAAACTTCTCAAGATGCTACTAGTTATTCAAGTTTCCAAAAGTTTGCTAATGGAACATTTAAAGGTAGAGCTTTCAAATTTAAGTGTGTGCTGACAACAAATGACACAAACCAAGATATTAGAGTGAGTCAATTAGGATATTTTGCAGAATTTCAAAGAAGAACAGAACAAAGTACAACAACTATTGCATCAGGAGCAGGGGCAAAATCTATTACATTTGATCATCCTTTTTTTACTGGCACAAGTGCATTATTAGGCGCAAATTCTAACCCGCCAGCAATAGGAATTACAGCTTTTAATATGGCATCAGGTGACTTTTTTGAACTTACAAGTATAACTGGAACAGGCTTTACAGTTCATTTTAAAAACAGTTCTGGCAGTTCAGTCGATAGAAACTTTAACTTTACTGCTATTGGTTTTGGTAAAGGTTAATATTTAGGATATACTTAGAAAAATACTAGATTCTCATGGCAAGAGTTGACAATACTGGCGGGTCAGGTTTTACAACTGATAACGGAACTGGTCTTGTTGTAAGAACAAAGTTAAATCAAATAATTGCTGCTTTATCTACACTTAATCAAGGTTCTGGTGATCCTTCAATCGGTGTTGCTGCTTATGTTCCTCATATTGATGGCGATACTTTAAAAATTAGAAATTCTGCTAATAATGCCTTTGTTACTTTAGGTGATGTAAGTGCAACAAACTTTGGTCATGCGGGATTGTCGGCAGCTAATACTTTCACCTCAACAAATATATTTCAAGAAGATGTAACTTTTGATGGTGCTACTGCTGGAAGAGATATTGTCTTTGACAGATCAGATAATGCTCTTGAGTTTGCTGATAATGCAAGTCTTGTTTTTGGGGCTGGTTCAGATTTAACCATTTCTCATGACGCTACAGACAGCAAAATTACAAGTGCAACAAACGATTTAAAAATTACCAGTAATGGTGATGACTTAATTCTTGAAGCTGAAGACGATGTAATTATCAGAGATAATGGCGGTTCTAATATTTTGGCGCAGTTTATTAATGGTGGAGCAAATGAGCTATACCATAATGCAACAAAGAAATTTGAAACTGCTTCAGGGGGTGTGAGTCTTACAGGAGGAGCCGCAGCAAACGTCACAGCCCTTTCTGATGGTGCAACAATAACAATAGACATGGCAACAGCCTGTCATCATTCTGTAACGCTAGGTGGTAACAGAACCTTTGCTGCACCAAGTAATCAAGCAGTTGGCCAATCAGGTTCAATATTTATAACTCAAGATGGCACAGGTTCAAGAACCGCATCATTTAATAGTGCGTTTAAATTCGTAGGAGGTACAGCACCAACACTTACAACAACTGCTGCTGCGGTAGATCGGATAGACTACATAATTTTATCCAGTAACGTAATTCATTGTGCAGTTTCTTTAGACGTAAAATAAATGAGTTTTTATGACGCAATAAGAATAGGGGCTTCTGGGGCTGCTGAAGATTTTACAGTAGATCGTTCTTTAAGGTTCAATTCAAGTGATAGTGCCTATTTAGAGAGAACCCCTAGTAGTGCTGGAAATAGAAAAACTAACACACTTTCTTTTTGGGTAAAACTAGGTTTATCAGGAATTTCGGACTCTGGTACTGTCGCAAGTTGCAACTCAAGTAATTCTGATACTAACAACCTTAGTGTAGTGATAAGAGATACTGGCATAAGAATTGTTGGATATTACAATAATTTTAGAATTACAAACAGAATACTTAGAGATCCTTTTGCTTGGTATCACATTGTCGTTGCTATTGATACGACACAAGCTTCAGCAGATGATCGAATAAAACTTTATATTAATGGAGTACAAGAAACATCATTTTCAACAAGTGGTAGTGTAAGTCAAAATGATAATCTTGGTTTTGCTCAAGCATCAACCACAAGAATAGGTGCGCGATCTAACGATGGAGTAGGTTCTTATTTTGATGGTTATTTAGCAGAAGTTAATTTTATTGATGGACAAGCATTAACTCCTTCTTCTTTTGCAGAAACAAACGCAACTACAGGACAATGGAATCCTATTGATACATCAGGATTAACTTTTGGCACAACTGGATTTTATTTAAAATTCGCAGATAATAATTTATTCACTCACTTTGCAGATACCAGTAGTTCTGCTCGTACAGTAACAAGAAATGGGAATGTAATTCACAAATCAGATCAAACTAAAAATGGCGCTACTTCAATATATTTTGATGGTTCGGGAGATTCTTTGACAGTACCTGATAGCTCAGACTTTAATGTGGCCGGAAATGATTTTACAATAGAAGCTTATGTCAGAAGAACAAGTCAAGGTAATGATGAATGGTTTTTTGTTCAAAGTGAAGGAACTACTTCAAATACAAGTATTGGTTTACATATAGGGTCAAGTTCTTCTGGTTACGCAAATAAAGTATCTATGAGATACACAGTTGGCGGCTCTGGTAATGAATTGACAGGAACAACAGCTTTAGCAGCAAACACTTGGTATCACATTGCTGGTGTGAGGGATGGGAATACTTTAAGAATTTATGTTAATGGAGTCCAAGAAAATTCAACATCTTTTAGTGGGACTATTACTGACGCTTCAACACCAGTTATTATGGGTGCTGTTAATTCTGCTGGTTCTGCTGGATTAACTGGATATTTGGATCAAATTCGTTGGTCAAATTCTTGTAGATATACTGGGGGAACAAGTTTTACTCCACCCACAACGCAATTTACTGCTGACTCAAATACTAAACTTTTAGTACAGTCCAATGTTACTGGCGATTTAGGATCGGATTCAAGCGGTAACTCTAACAATTTCACGCCAAATAATTTCGTAGTTGGTGATGCTGTAAAGGATAGTCCTACTAATAATTTTGCAACATTTAGACTTTATGGTACACCCGCATCAAGTGGAGCATCATTAGCAGAGGGTAATTTAAAATTTACTACAGGTTCAAGTGGTTCAGCCAGAAACTTAAACAGGCAAGGTATAAGCACTTTTCTCCCCACTTCTGGTAAATGGTACGCAGAAGTAAGAGTAACGGGTGGAAGTGAGAATAACTTTGTTGGTGTTTCAGCTTATCAAGTGGGAATATCTCCCTCAAGCAATAATTCTCGATATGCTTATTATTATGGCCCTAGTGGAGAAAAATACGTTAATACTAATGGGTCTGAATCAAATGCAAATCATGGTGCTGGTTTTGGAAACGATGATATTGTAGGCATCTACATTGATATGGACGCTGGAACTCCAACAGTTTATTTTTCAAAAAATGGGCAATGGGCAGATGGATCGGGAAATTCTGATGAATCAAATCCTACTTCTGGAATTACTTTAGGAGATACTTTTTTTACAACAGATACAGGAGGACATACAGGAATTGGAATTATTGTAAGTTCTTCTGCTAGTACAAGCAATGTTAATTACCAAGCAAACTTTGGTCAGGATAGTACATTTTCTGGACTGACCACAGCAGGGGGTAATACAGATGCGAATGGAATAGGAGATTTTAAATATACAGTCCCTACAGGAGCTAAAGCATTATGTTCAGCAAACTTACCCGACCCAACAATAAAGCTACCTAATAAACATTTTGATACTTTGCTTTATACAGGTAATGGCTCTGGTCAAACATTATCAGGATTAAATTTTTCACCTGATTGGTTATGGATTAAATCAAGAAGTTCAACTGAACCACATGAATTAAATGACCAAGTAAGAGGAACTTTAAAAAGTTTATCTTCCAATTTAGATGCTGCTGAAAACACCGCATCTGGTAGAGTTGAAGCTTTTACTTCTGATGGTTTTACTTTGGGTAATTCTGGAAACGTAAACAGTAATAGTGAGACTTTTGTTGCATGGAACTGGGATGCTGGAGAAACAGATGGCAAAACTTATACAGTAACAGTTGTTGACGATTCTGGAAATAAATTTAGATTTGATGGTTTTGGAACGTCTGCTGTAACTCTTGATCTTGCAGAAGGTGGCACTTACATATTTAACTATCCATCAGGCCACCCATTTAGATTTTCTACAACATCAGATGGTACACATGGCGGTGGGTCTGAATATACAACAGGTGTTACACATAATAGTTCAACTCAGGTAACAATAGTTGTAGCTGCTTCTGCTCCTACTCTTTACTATTATTGTTCTTCGCATAGTGGAATGGGAGGACAGGTTAATACAAACTCAACTCTTGGATCAAGTAATTTTGATGGCAACTTACAATCTGTCACTAAAGTAAATGCTACATCAGGGTTTTCAATAGTGAAATGGACATCAGGTGCTAACGCATATAAAACTGTTGGCCATGGTTTAGGTGTAAAACCTCAAGTAGTGATAATAAAAAGGCGTGATGCGACTGGAAATTGGTTTGTTTTTTATGATGTTGTAGATGGAACAAATGATTATTTACAACTAAATTCTACTACTACCGCTTTAAATGCTGAAAGTTATAGCATCGTACCTCCTACTTCAACTGTATTTGGAACAGATGGAGCTTTTGTAGGTGGCAATACAAATGCAAGTATGATTGCTTATGTGTTTAGTTCTGTAACAGGGTATAGCAAGATTGGTTCATATAAAGCCAACGGAAACTCTGATGGTACATTCGTTTTTACAGGCTTCAGACCAGCACTCATAATTTTTAAGAATAGTACTTCTACTGAAGCATGGTCTATGTTTGATAATAAAAGAGATCCATTTAATCCTGTTGAAAAATTTTTAAGACCAAGTGGAAGTAATGCAGATACAAGTGGGAGTAATGATATAGATTTCCTATCGAATGGCTTTAAAGCAAGAACTTCTAATAATCCAAACTCTAGTGGTGCAACATATATTTATTTAGCATTTGCAGAA